CATCTGTTCAACCATAAGTTTTCGCTTATTAGGGAGCGACCCCATTCCGTTCCCAAAGTTTGCATCGCCCATCTTGGTGTCCTTCCATCTAATATTGCACAAGGCACATCTTTGAGATGTCCCTCAATGTGGTTATCATTTAGACCTAGCGTCCTTATCATTTCCTTTATAGGCGTAGCCATCTTTACTTTGACGTAGCCATAACGTGAGCAAAGAAGGTCTGCACAAAAAGTTTTGCCTGACCCTTCTTTCCCACTAAAACTTACAAGCCTAGGTTTCATTTATATTATCCACTTTTAACCTATAAAGGTCGTCCTGGAGGTGTCTTAACTTGTCGATAGCCCTTCGTCGTTCCTTCTGTAAATCACCTTTTGTTGTCACGCTAGACTGAGTAATCTCAAACTCGATATCAGAAATCCTATCTCTAATGCGAGTTATCTCATGTTCCAACTTTAACAACTTACTTTGGGAGAGGCTCATATCTAATCCAGTCTTCACAGATTTCGCCACAACCTTTGCTACAGACCCAATCCGCTGAGTCGATTTGGGCTTTGCTATTCCCACAAGTCCTCTTGGTTCTTTCTGGCTCTTTGCCATGCCAACAGACTTCCCTCTTAAAACAACCTCTGCATCTCCAATCGCTTTCATCTTTAGACAACTTCCTTCCTAGTCCATTGATTACATCTTCAACTTTTTGTCGCAGACTGTTGTAGTAAAATATATCGAAAGCAATCCACTCATGGTGGTATTGCGAATTGTTCTTGTTGTAAGAAACAAGAACTGCTTTCTGACATTCTGAAAGACCCATAAGATATTGCATCTGTGCAAAGTATTGGGGGTGGCTTAGCTTTACACCCTTCTTCACAAAGTCCTTAAACTTTTGGTCGTTCATAGATTTAATCTCAAGTATTGCTGATGAGCCGTCATGTAATTCCATGAGACCATCTGCGTTGCCCATAGCATTTCCTTCGTAGTCAGTGTATCTCCACTGCTTTCCAGACATGGGGTCTTTTTCCATGATGTGCATGCCAGCTTTTGTCATGTCAGAAATAACGACATTCTCAATCCTATGACCATCACGAAAAATTCTTTTTAGTTGTTGGTCAGGCTCTGTGTTTGGATACCCTCTGTGACTAAAAGAAAGATATGCAGTGCACTCGTTGCCTATTGACGAAGCTCCAATGTATGCTCTCGTCTCTCCATCATCTAAATTTTCAAAGTATTCGTTAATTTTTTTTGTGATGTCCATAAATCAAATAGGGGGGCAAAGCCCCCCTATCCTTCTTAAAAAGGTATTTCGTCGTCGTCTTCCGCAACCTTCTTAGTCTGGTCGTCCTGACCTGAAGAGGAGGAAGCCTCCAAGCCATCAGACTTAGGAGGATTGAAAGTAGCGTCAGCGTTCATAGGTGGAATGAAACTCTTCAGCTTTGACCCCACACGTTGTTGACCATCTTTAGTGTAAGTATCTTCAACGACTCTGATACCCACTTTCAATCCTACCATAGAATCAATGCCGTGTTGTCCTATGTTATCAGGGTCTTTGTGACCGCCATGCACAAGCAGTGCCTTCAACTCTGAACGACCAATTCTTGTATTCTCAGTAGAGTTTGGATTGTGAATAGTTATCCACTTCCTAAGTGTTTGCTTATCAGCATTCTCTACTGTAACCATAATTTGAGATGCACCAGTTTTAGTTTTGGTCATCTCTGCACCAGTTACTGTTGCGACATGGTCGCCCACTGGTATTACGCTTGAGCCAGAGGAAAACTCTACATTGCTCAAGTCTAAAGCGTTGAAATTAAAAGACATTATTTACTCCCTTCTTTTCTTTTATTAAATTCATCGTCGTTCATGTCCATCTTCTTGAACAAGTTGATGATGTTTCCAGTTTGTTCGACTGCATTGAGCCTTCGTTTTTCGTCACGAACCTTACCCTTCCAGCCACGATACTCGTCGGTAATCACATACCTAATAACCTTCCCATCTGTGTTTGATGCACCACTAGCAGTATGTCTTACGGCACAGAAAACATTATCAAATATTCCAGGAAGCTGTTGTTGAGTGGACTTACCAGAGACCATAGCCCAATATTCAATATTGCCATTATCATCTTGCGACTCCTTCGCTAGAGCGGTGACTAAAAAATGACAAGGTGTATCTCTTAGTTGCTTACAAGCACCTATGATTTGCACTCCATGTTGAGCATAAACTTGAAAGCCATTCTTAGCTTTGTTGTTTTCATTGGCTTCTTTCTCAGCACAATAGTCGGCATAAGCTAAGCTCATGTCTGATAATTCAGTCAGACTGTCAATGCCAATCCACTTGTAGTCGTTCTTCTTGAAATCATCAGAACGAATCCAGTTAAAGATATCGACAAAAGAATATTCTCCCTTGTCAGGATTGGTATCTCCAGCCCATGAAGTAAAAGGCAAGTAGTCTATACCAGCACTACGAATAGAACTAAGTCCACTCTCTCCTGATATAATAAAGCCTTTGCCATAATGCTTTTGATAGTGAATGAATTGAGTGGTCTTGCCCCACCCATGATGACCATATAACAAAGTCTTTCTAAAAGAAGTTGTTTGGTCGGAAGTATTCAGAGGTTTAAACATTACGCAATACCTCCACTCTTAACGACAATCTTTGTTGCACCTGGCTTCCTTGTCAAAGCTGGTAACAATTTATTTTGCTCGTCGTCTGTTAAAGTCTTCCACTTACGTCTGTCAATAGAGTAAGTCTTCTTTATAAAGTCAGGCATAGCGTCAGGGCTTTGGTATATCTCAACCAAAACTTCTTTGTCCCAACTCCATCGCTCTTGTCGGTTAATAGTAATTAGGTAAGAGCCAGCTTGTTTGCTTTGTTCTCCAGTATCTTGAGAGAACTCTGCCTCAATTTGGTTCTTTAACCTATCACGTTTCTCTTCCAAGTCTTCTATCTGTTTCGTTAACGACTTGAAATCTTCGGCTATCTTAGCAAGACCGCCTTGCTCCGAAGCCTTTTCAAAATCTTCCCATGTTTCCATAGTATTAGTCTCCGTAATAGTTAATTTGACTGTATTATATATATGACAAGTTATCTGGCAACAACTAATATTTGTCTTAAATGTGAGAAAATGTAACAGATGTAAGACAGATGATTACAATGCAAGGATAATTGTATATAGGTAGATAAGAAAGGAGAGGCGTAATGCTTATATTCAATGTTGAAAAGTTAATAAACGACGTAGGTGGTGTTAACCACGTTGCAAAAATTACAAGTAAGACACGCACTCAGCCTTACCGATGGATTAAAACTAACACTATAAGCATAGATGTTATTGCAAGAATCTTATCGGCTAACCCAGACTTAAACTTAAACGATTACTTTGAGGAGAGACATGAGCGACGAGACAAAACAGTGGCGTGATGCTTTATACAACGCATCAGTCGAGGCAATAGACAGAGGGTGGTGCGTTATCCCTCTTTCATTAGAGGGTAAGAAACCTCTTATCTCTTGGAAGAAATTCCAAACAGAACCTACAACTCAAGACCAGTTAGACGATTGGTTTGATAACGGAGTTATGACGGAGGGCGGCAACAGAGTCACATTATTTAATATGGCTCTTGTCACTGGTGCAATATCAGGTGTTATCGTTCTTGATTGTGACACTGAGAAAGCAGTTCAGTTTGCAGTTAAGAATGATATGACAAGCCCTTTCGTTGTTAGTACGGCAAGAGGTAAGCATTTCTATTTTGCACACCCAAAAAATGGACAACGTTTTGCAAACAAGGTCGGCAACACAGCAAGAGATTGGTATCCAGTCGAAGGATTAGACCTTCGTGGTGATGGGGGCTACGTCGTTATGCCTCCATCAGCAAAGATTAGAGATGGAAAGGCAGAACACATCTACCACATGGAGGTGGGTTATGGACTGAGTCTTGATGAGTTATCAGACTTTCCTTGGAAGGGGGAGGCTTCAGAGTTTGACCCTCTGATTGAAGGTGAGTTTACGTTTGGTAACTTGTCACTTGCCAATGTAAGACTACCAAATGCAGAGGACACTCTACCAGTTGCAGACCAAGTCAAACGACGAGTCGCACATCTTGGAAGGAAGCTACGGGAGGGAGATTCAACAGACCTTTGGTTGCTGAAGTATATCGGACAGAAGGTTAGGCAAGGTATTGTTGGCGACGACCTTCACAAAATGGTGTGGAATTTTCACGACGAGTTCTTTGATTCACAAAAATTCACGGAACGTGAAACCAGAGATTGGGTTGAAACAAAGATTCGAAGTGTCGTTGATATGGATAGACGACAGTATCCATCGGACTACGACGATAAGGGACAGCGTATCCAGAAAGTCCAGGAACAAGTACAGCTTGGTCGATTAGTTCCTATTCGTAGTAACGACATACAAAGGTTAATTGAAACACTTGGAGAGACTGCCTATTGGTCAGACCCAGTTATCCCAGCAGAGACAATCACTCAAGTTGTTGGATACAATGGTCATGGTAAGTCATTCTTTTTACAAGGTTTATTGGTATCTCTGTCTGCTGGAAGAGAAGAGTTTGGTCCATTCTATGGCAAGCCAACTAAGGTTTTGTATCTTGACTATGACAACCCAAGCCGAACAGTTCTGTATCGTTTTAAAAACTTCGTAAAAATGTTTGGAGAAACTGGGGACAACTTCAACATTTGGTCTCCAGCTTTGATTTCAAGCGAAGATGGTGGGGACATGAACCTCGGAACAGAGGCTGGCTTCAAGCTTCTTGGAGATTGGTTAGATGTTATACAACCAAATATTGTCGTGATAGACACAGTGCGAAACGCTTTTGGCGGTCTCGAAGAAGCTAACGCCGCCGAATGGTTCAAAGTTAACTTCGTCGCTAAGTCAATACGAACAAAGTTCAAAGCATCTGTAATCCTTGTCCACCATAGGAATAAGCCAGGTGAAGGCGGTCTTGGTCGTGAGGCTGGGTCAACTGCACAGTTGACAGATGTTGATACTCAGTTAATGATTACAACAGTATACAGAGATAAGGCTATGGCAAAGAATAAGGCTGGTCTGGTAGACACAGACTTGCGAGTGACAAATTTTGATGGAAAAGAGTTCAGTCCAACGACATACTTAGAAGATAGACTTGAGCCTGATAGCCGTATTCGTATGGTTCAACAAATTTCATTTGGAAAAACTAGGACACAAACCGAACTGCATCGTACCTATTATGTAGGTTGGGCAGACAGATTGGCTGATGGCACACAGTACATGGTGCACACACCTAGTCCAAAACAACAAGCAATCTGGTTGCATCTAAATAAGAGAATGCCAGTAGAGGATATAAGTAGGAAGCTGATGATTCCGATGTATGAGGTAAGGCAGTGGATACCTACTTAGAACTAATTAGTAACTATGTAGCAGAGAAAAAGCATGGTCTACATGCTTTTTCCTCATTAGTGGAGATTGTACTAATTAGTTATGTAACTTTTCAGAGACGTTTCTGTCAAGTGCAAAAATGTTACAGTGAACGCAAGCCCTTGAAGGGCTTGCTTTTTTTTGAGAAAGGAGAAGTTGATATATGGGTAGACGAGGACCGATATCCGATAAGGATAAGTCACGTCTCTCACGAATGCTAGACGAACAATACACTTACAAAGACATGGCTTCCATAATGGGAGTATGCACAGATACACTAAAACGAATACTCGTCCGTGAGGGACTAGCAGAATTTGATGGGGCAAAGTATGCCGTGTCGCCACTGCATCGGACGAGAATGAAAACTTGGAAACGACATTGTCTCAAGTGTCGTAAGGAGCACACGCTCCCTAAGTGGCAATACATCTGCGACAAATGCAAATCAAACAACGAAAGTTATGGCATCGAAGATGACTTTATTTTCCACGATGCTTCTGTTTCCAAGGAGTAATTATGAGCAGACAAAAAAGAAAAGGCGACGGCTATGAACGTGAACTTGCAAAGTACTTAGACGAATCAATCTATGGTGGAGGTGGGGTAATACAACGAGCCATGTTAAGTGGTGGCGGAAGAAACCTCGGCGGCGGAGGTATGGCAGACCTCGTCGGAACACCACATGTTTGGGTTGAAGCCAAGCGAACAGAGAAGTTCAAACCATACGAAGCCATCGAACAAGCCGAGGCTGGCATTGATAAAAGCAAATCAAAAGACATACCAGTCGTTATGCAACGACGTAGTCAAATGGCAACAGGAGATTCCCTGTGCGTCATGCGTTTGCGTGACTGGGAAGTTTTGTACAGGTGTTTCCTGTGGGCTACTGGGCATGAAACAGTTGATGGCAACGACGAAGAGTACATAGAGTTCTTTCCTGAAGGGGACGAAACATCATTAAAGAGTAGGTTACAATCAAGTAATCTAAAACTTGTGGTGAATAATAATGGCTCCAAAGAGAAAGAAGAAACAAGTTAACTTATCCGTTGGGCGTGGCGAGAAACGCTCTGTTAAACAAGGCGGTGGACTTACCGCAAAAGGCAGAGCTAAATATAATAGAGCTACTGGTTCAAAACTAAAAGCTCCCGTGACTGGGAAGGTTAAGCCAGGAAGTAAAGCCGCTAAACGACGAAAGTCTTTTTGTGCTCGCTCCAGGGGCTGGACAGGACCGAGAGGTAAAGCCGCAAGACGTAGATGGAAGTGTTAGGAGGATTGAATGTCGTACACACAAACTAAAGTTACATATATCGGAACCGACGAAAATGAGTTGGAGCTTGAGAAGAAGGGCGTGAAGCCTGACTACTACGAGTACGACCAAGCGATTGCAAACGGAGACATCAAGACCAACTACGACAACTTACAAACAACGTGGCACAAAGACGGAGTTATGCAAACCGAAGGTGTCCGTGCAAAGATGGGCGAGAGTAGATTCCACACTGCTGGTGGATATTTTAATGAGTGGCTAGGGTATGGAAACAACCACAGAGTAGAAGAGTTCAAAAAGATACGACCAGATTACAATCCAAGAGAGGCTGGGTATGTCGTCAAGGCAGTTCACTTCAAGAGTGAGAACGACCAAAACAGTGCCAACGCAGAAGAGAACTTAGCGATTCCACACTATGGAGACGGAAGCAACCCAACCGCAATGAACAGTCATTTAACACATATTAATGGGTTGTATTGTAACTACACACCAGTTCTCAACGATAGCCTTATTAAAATTTCTTGTAGGTACACTGCTTACAACAACACTGGTAGTTACCCAATATGGAACTGGGGACTATGGGTAGCCAAGCGTTGGATAACTGGTGGTTGGGAAAGACATTATGCAATGGGAACACAAAGCATTACTCACGAAGTATATTGTAATTCATGGGGGTCAGGTAAACAACTTGACGTAACCTTTGGATTCAACAGTTACAACAACTCACATAGGGCTGGGATATATACAAACTCACAACCAGCGTATAGTCGATATCTCAGCATAGAAGAATACAGAAACGCAAACCCATATGGTCCAGCAGTTATGGCTTGGACACACGATAACGCTCAAAACTTATAGGAAGGAGAAAGCAATGCCAGTAAGAGTATCTTCAAGAAAAAGAGCCAACACCGCAAAGTACGGAAAAGCAAAAGCAGTATCTGCAAAAGGCAAGAACTACAAAGCCGCTGGTGTAGGAAGAATGAAGAAAGCATCTGCTCGTCGTCGTTCTATTACACGATAGTGCAAGATATATTCAAGTCGACGAACTTCACGTCGCCCCTATACAGACGTTGCAAGGGGTGTCGTGAGTTCGTTGATATACTTAAATTCCCAATGAATGGTGACACATGTCAGACGTGTATTCAGACAAAGCAGAAGAAAACAGAAAAAAATACCCAGAAGTAGCCAAGCTAGTTGACGAAGTTCGCAAGTATTTTCCTGAAGCAAAGGTCGTCAGCATAAAACCTACGACCAAATCTTCCGACGAGAATCGTACTGATAATCCTTAACAGCGTCGTTGTGCACTGCCTCCTCTTCCGACAGCTTCTCAATCGACAACTTGTATCCTAAATAGTTCAAGACTGCTTGTACGTTGTATAGATTAGCACCATTCTTTGTTCTCCATCTGCTGATGGTTCGATATCCGAAGCCACAGTCCTCTTCTATTTTGGCTACTGGTATCTTATTTTCGTCTATCATTTTAAGAACTTCTCTTATAATAGGGTCTGTCATCTCGCACTCCTTACAGAAGAACTTGCTCTTGAAGGTATGAACCCACGATAACGTAACGTCATAGCAATGTCAGAGTGACCCATTAAATACTTCAAGTCTCCAAGGTCAGCACCAGCTTTCGCAGTAAGATATGCAAAGGTATGACGTAAGTCGTGTAGTCGTATTCTCTCATACCCCAGTTCATCACAAGCCTTTTTCAAGATATTGCCTAGTGTTGCCGATGCAACTTGTGGCGAATTGAAAACATTTAACTTAGGCAAACCTCGGTCTCTTAGCTTAATCATATCGTCGGTCAATGGTATCTCACGATAGATTGTTTTACCTTGGTGTTGTCGTTTAATTTTGTAGGTGTTGTCGCTAAACGAGTTGGTGTTGCCGTTGAGCATTTCGCCAAGTCGAGCACCAGTATCAATTAAAATTAAAAAATGAGGATAAAAATCAGGAAAATTTTTTGAGACGAACCTGAGAATTGCGGTCGCCTGGAAGGCTTCCAGGTGCGAATCTCGTTCGTCGTTTACTCTAGGCATTTGTATGTGCGGACACTTGAATCTAGTGTCTATCTTTTCGTAGTATTTTAAGATTGCTTTGAACTGATTCAGTTCTCTTTTGATTGTGTTTGGCTGAAGTGATTTGTGCTTTGCCATGTGGAAAGACCAATCAGTTATGGACTTGGTTGTTATCTTATCCAGAGACTTACCAGCCCAGTAATTTTCTATTCGGCTGATTCGTCGTTCCATATCTATATTGAGTCTTCCCTCCATGTGCTTAAACTGTCTGTACTCTTTGACAGTATCGTTGAATGTAGACATATACTTTCCTTTCTATATTAGTTGTCTCATATATGTTACATTTTATCACAAAAAAAACAAGAAGAAATCTTGTGTAAGGTGGGATATTTAGTTATTATATTTTTCAACATAAGGTTTCTCCTATGTTGGTTGTTAAGTCGAGGGGCAAGTTGGTTACTTGCCCCTCATTTCTTTTATTGCATCTTCCATTGCATACTTCTGAAGATAGCTTTGAGCCTCCATTAGTTTAGTAATAGCTTCATTCAACAATTCATCATGAGAATGATGACCCTTTTTAAGATGATAGTTATTAAGCTTATCGACGAGTTGCATCAATGTGCATCTCGTCGCAAACAAAGTTTTATTAGACTGTGGCATTATTTACCTCCTTTGGTTAGTTCGTATTCATGAGTAATCAAACCTAGTTCTTCGTTGCCTACCCACTGCTCTTCAATCCACTTCTTCACGACAGTGCCATCTTTGAGTTTCATGTATCTGTCGTGACCACGTCTCTTATGCCTACGTTTCGGAGACCCAACATTCTTGAATTTCCTAGTGTAGTAAGTGATACCATGTGGCTTTGGTAACTCCAGATTCAGGATTCTCAATTCGTTCCTCGGCATTCGTCGTCCGAACATCGTCCTCGGTTGGTATACTTTTGGACTTTCTTTCTGAATAACGAAGTGAGGATAGTTAATCAAAGCATTGAGAGCGACGATGAATCTCATGTCGCCATTCATAGAATTACAAGAGGCATGAAAGTGCTGAGTATTATTATCTTCCATGTACTGTTGAGTGAACCAAGAGTAAACCAGTTCGTGAAACGATACACTCATACGTTTGGCAACCTTGAGCATATAACGAGGTGCAATCTTCTCGTGTATCTTCCAATACGTAGAGCCAAAACCATTCATTGCAGTCTGCATTCTGACTTTCTCGTGTGCTTGGAGGTCTGCTTTCTTATGCTTGCCAACATTCTTACCAAAGAACGTGGACTCATTAAGTAAGTCAGCAGTTGGTAGTTCCTCCAACGACAAGTAGAAAGCCATTGGGGTGAAAATGATTTGCCCATTTATGGTAGTAAAAGAGTTATAGTAGAACGTCGTATCAGCGAACGACGAGCCTCGAAGTTTTCGCTGTGGAGTCCCAGGAGCAAAACTCAAGCTGTCGCTGTGGTCATAGTAACTAGCAAGTTGCCAAATATGATAACCACATTTTGTAGGAACATCTTCTTCTTTGAGTGGCTCAAGCTTATCCTCTATACCCATATCTTTGAATCGTTCAAGATAATGCTTATGCAATAGCTTGACTCTCAACGTCTCGTTCCATTCAATCCACATATTATTCATACATGGTCTTGCAAACTCAATGAGTTCAACAAGTTTCTTTGGCGGCAACATGCTCATCTTTACCGCCTCTTCAAGTAGTTCGTCGTGGACAAAGAATCTATCGGCATTCATGATACCATTCCTAGATAAGTTCAAAGTCTGCTGAGCAAATCTAGTCTTCATAACTTTGCCAACGAACATTCTCTCAGGCATAGCAAAGCCTAAGAGAAGTTGGTTATATAAGTCGTCTAGTCTATCCATAGTGGAACCCTCCTAAAAAAGACACTAGCCAAAAGACTAGTGTCATAAAATAAAACCATGTCGGAAACATAATTACCTCCTTTCACATTTCTTACATAAGTTGTTGGTTGATAAAGCAAACAAGTTCTTGTTGAAGCTTGAACTGCAATCTTCGCAAGTCTCTGAACAATCTTCACACAAGAAGTCGCCACCGATTTCACAAGTGTAGACCTCAAGAGTATTCGCTCCACACTCGTCGCAATCAAAAAGCATACATTCGGCACAGACCCAGCCGTCGTCGGCTGGGATTCTGTTTACGAATTTGCCACTACCAAACGACGTGTCCTCTCCACAGTCTCTACAAAGCTCACTCATCATCTTTGTCCTCAATGATGAAGCCACTTAGTTGTTCTTTCATGGCTTGTTCTTTGTCTTCGTAAAAGTCTGATGGTCTCGTCGCACTGATAAGTTGCCAACCAAGTTCGTGCAGTTGGCGGTACTTATCTGGTGTATCTTCGACCTCGTCCATGACGTAGTTTATTTGGTCAACGATTTCTTTGATATTCATCATGCCCTCCCTTCCTCGACGGCAGTGATATACTCATCAAGGTCTCCGTCGTATGAGGTGTGCATTATCAAGTTGCCATGCTCGTCTTTAACGTCGTCGCCAATGACTGCATAGTCTAACCAACCATTGCCCTCTTCGACTCCTTTGAGAAAAGCATCAGCCTCTTTGCCAGTGTCGAATGTATAGGTCACTATTTGGTCTTCGCATGGGTGTTCGCCCCATGCGATTGTCATTTTTACCTTACCCTCTTGTAAGGTCTTGGTGTAGTTAATCATTTTTATCCTCCCCAAAGACGAAGATATACTTGTCGTTTTCTGCGTTGTGCAGTTCTGGAAGTTTGTTCTTAATATCTTCGTAGGTTTCTTTTTTGATTTCACTGTACCCACCGCAAGAGTAGGTCATGCAATCATTCCAATAAACACCCTCTCTGTCAGGGTCTTCATCAGGTTCCATGTTATACCATTGCTTGACTTGAATATCTGCTACGACACTTGGGTCAAGCTTGGTGCAAAAGAGATAGGAAATCGTAGGTTCAAACTCCCCATGCCTCTCGTCAATGTGAGCGAGATAATACTTGATACTCATTCGCTTTCCTCCTCGTAATGTGGTATGACATTGAATTTACTCAACGTCTTCAATTCATCTTTGGTTACTGGATAAGCGATTAGCTTGCAGTATTTTGGCTCGTAGTTAGTCGATACCTCGTAAGATTGTTCGCCGTACTTGACGATACCAATCTCTTCGTCGTCTTCGTCCCACATTCCAAAGAACTCTTTGAGGACATCTTCTTTGGTTAGCTTTGTGCCCCAATCGTCAATGGAATAGTTGGTGTAGTATGTGAACTCGTTGAAGTCTTCTTCGCAGTAGTCACAGTAGATTCTAATAAGTAGCATTTTCTTCTCCATAGAAATGAAAACGATAAGCCTCTTCCATCTCTTTGCGAGTTGGAAAGAAGACCTCGTCTTGGTTGTTAAGTTTCAGTGTGTTGTGACGAGTGAGGAAGAATCGTAGTGTTTGTCTGATTACTTCCCCAGTTCGTCGGTTGAACCCCCACACTAAGAGTTCAGCTTGCATAGTCACGACAAGTTCCTGTAACGTTCCATGTCGTCAATGCAAAGTTGCAGTTCAGTGAAACAACTGGTTGGCATACAAGTCATGTCATATTTCCAAGTCGTATCTTTGAACAGTGCATTACACATGTTGTAAAAGTTAGGAATCTCATGACCCTTGCAGTTAAAGTTAGCTAGTCCCTCTTTCACGATACCCCAAAGGTAATGCTTCTTTTGGTACTTACCGCCAACAGTTACGATAGCAACAGTTCCGTCGTCCACACTCGGAGTAGGTTCTAGGTTAGCCCACTTCAGGTCTAAGTCCCTGAACGTTTTGTGCTTCTTGCCCTTTACGTCGTCAATGAAATCTCCCAATGCGAGAGGCAGTGTCTTGACATTGTAAGGTCTTGTCGCACCACGATAACCGCCATTAGACTTAACGCCTTGTTTCTTGACTTCTTGCACTGGACTTTCGCCCAATGCAGTTAGTCTGTCGTTAGCCAACATGATTGCGGTTCGTGTTTCTTTAGCATCAAGATTCTTAATGATGCTTTCAATCAATACTAGATTACTCATCGTTAACCTCCCTTGATATGATATCTAAGTATTCGCCATTCTTACCTTTGAAGTACGAGTCAGCTAAGAAGTAGCTAAGTTCTTGCTTGAACCTATCGGTCAAGCTTGGTTTCACAATCAACCTTGCTTGTTCCATACCATTGATAAGGTCTGTCCAAAGGATATTGACAATGGCATCAAACCTTTCGCTCGGTATGATTGCATGTTCGCCATGCTCTGTGATTGATTTGCCATGCTCATCAAGCTTGGCAAGTACATCATCTTTCGCCCAAGTCTTTGGCGACTTCTCAAACCCACCTTGGTTGCGACCAGTAAGTGGTTGCCAAGGTTCATTGCGGAACAATGACGGCTGAGATATTTTTGTGCGGCGGGTAGATTTCTTCTTCGTCGTTGGTCTAGCAAACAAGACATCGCCCTCTTTAGCTATGCCAGCACTGTCATCTACAACGACACCCAGTTCTTTCAACTGTTTGTCGGCGATTGATTTAGTAATGTTCGTCATAATGTTTCTCCTCATATTGTGACGTTTTGATTGGAAAAGGCTCAGCATCAACGATTAGCTTTACCTTTGCTAAGTCTCCCATGCGAACACCCTTAGTCTTTTTGACCTTGGCTTTAATGCGTAGCCAAAAAGAGGGTGGTCTCCCTGGAGCTAGATGCAACCAGGAGTAGGGAATGATTGGTCGTCCTCGTCGCTTACCCATTG